CGTCCTACAAGGACATGACGGCTGGCGCGGGATCTGGGGAAGGACGCCTCCAGAAGGCTGACATCGCCAAGCGTTCAGCGCATAAGGCTGGAGGGGGCGTCTACCGTTCCTACAGGGACATGGACGCAGGATCCGGCAGTGGCCTCGGTCGCCTTGAGAAGGCCGAGATCCAGAAGCGCAAATAATTCGCAGCCCTGAGAGGGGCTGTGAATGCGGGCGGGTGGTATTGTCCCCTCATGCCACCCGCCCAACACATGAGGGGACACAGAGAGGGGAACCTTTGTGCTGACACACAATGCTCAGTTCGAGAGAGAACTGAAGCAACTGATCAATCGGACCCTTGCCGAGAAAATCGATATTCTTGCCAATGGGTTGGCCGTGGTTGATCTCGCGACCTACAAGCACCACGTTGGAGTTATTCAGGGGCTTCGGCTCGCACTTGAGATGTGCGACGAGGCGACGCTCGCTGTTGAGCGCCGCACACGGAACTAGTGAGGGGAAAATGTCAAAGGTTGCAATGCTGCATGAGAACGACCCGAGGGGCGTCCTCATGAAAGAAGTCGGCGACGTCTCGAACGTCGAGATCTTCAACATGCAAGTCCTCGTGGCGGTGTACATCCGCCCCGAGAAAACCAAAAGCGGGATCATCTTGTCGGACAAGACCCGCGACGAAGACCGATACCAGTCCAAAGTCGGCCTAATCGTGAAGAAAGGCCCCTCCGCATTCGTCGATGACGACGGAAAATGGTTCTCCGGCCTCGACGTGAACGAGGGCGACTGGATTGTCTTCCGCCCAAGCGACGGCTGGAACATCACGGTCAACGGCACGCTCTGCCGCATGCTCGATGATATGTCGATCCGTGCCCGCATCAGTCATCCCGATCAAGTTTGGTAAGGAAAATCCATGTCTGACAATGAAGATAAGGTCGAAATCCTGCTGGAAGACGACAAAAACATCGCAAAAAACGACACAATAACCGTTCAGGTTGATGACCAGCCCAAAAAGCGGGGCATGGACCCCGATGAGGGCATCAATGACCTCAAATTGAAGCTCGAACAGGAGCGTCAGGGCCGCATTGAGGCCGAAAGAATGGCCCGTCAGGCCGCCGAGGTGGCTGTTTCGGCCAAAAATGAGGTGCAGGACACCAATTTGCACCTCGTGAAGAACGCCATCGACACGGTGAAGCGCAACAACGACATCCTCAAGTACAATTACAGCGAGGCGATGGCTGTCGGCGACTACACCAAGGCCGCCGAGATCCAAGAGAGCATGTCGATGAACACGTCCAAGCTCATGGAGCTTGAGCGCGGTCGTTCGCACATGGAAAGTGCCCCGAAGTATGAAGTCCCGCCCCAGCCGCGCCGGTCTGACCCCGTTGAGGCCCTCGCGGAGCAGCTTTCGCCGCGTTCCGCCGACTGGGTGCGCCGCAATCCGCAGTGCGTGACGGATCCGCGCATGTATCAGAAGATGGTGGCGGCCCACAACATCGCGATGGCTGACGGCCTCCAAGCCGACAGCGACGACTACTTCGCATTCGTCGAGGACACGCTCCGGATCAGCAAGCGCGTGGACATCGGCGACGACGATCCGATGTCGGGTGCCGCCAAGGTGACCCAGCGCCGCTCGCCGCCCGCCGCACCCGTCAGCCGCTCCGGCACCGGCACCGGCTCGCGTCCGAATGTTGTTCGCCTGACGCGCCTCGAAGCAGAAACCGCCCGCGACCTCGGCATGACTGAGGAGGCCTACGCCCGCAACAAGCTCCTTCTTCAGAAGGAAGGGCGCCTCTAACCAATTCGGAGAAAACCAATGGCAAGCAAGTTTCAGAAGGCCGTCGCCGAGCGCGCGGCACCCGTAGAAGACGTCAAGGTGGCCGAGCGCGCCCCGGAGCGTCCGCCGATGCGTGAGGAAGACCCCCGCGCCCGTGCGGCTGCCCGCGCGGCCCAGCTCCGCGAGCACGTCGGCAACATGGACGAGGGCACGGACGAGTTCTACGTGCCGCCGAGCATCATCCCCGACGGGTGGACGTATGAATGGAAGCGCCACACGATCTGGAACCAAGAGGATCCGGCCTACACGGTGCAGCTCGCGCGCGAGGGCTGGGAGGAAGTCCCGCTCAACCGCAACGCCGCACATCAGGCCATGATGCCGAAGAACTGGAGCGGCAACACGATCTCCCGCAAGGGCATGATCCTGATGGAGCGCCCGACCGAGATTTCGGACGAGATCAAGCGCAACGAACTGCGCATGGCCCGCCAGCAGGTCCGCATCAAGGAGGCCCAGCTCGCTGGAACCCCCGAGGGCACGCTGTCGCGTGACGCTGACCCGCGCACGCGCCCGAGCATCAAGAAGTCTTTCGACATGCCGATCCCCGAGGATCTGTAGGGCCTATTCACCGCACTTGCGGCGATTAGATCTTCTAATGGGGGGCGCGTGAATGCGCCCCTTTACTTTATCGGGCGGTCGGATGTATGATGCGCGCACAGGCGACTTTTGTTCGCCTAGCCTCCCCCGGCGTGGAGGCTCCATATTCCCCGGTTCCTAGTCGCCCCGGCGCGCGATGATTGGGACTTCCTGAATAAGGAGTACCGTCATGCCGAATACGTTCGCGCCTAACGGTTTTCAGCAGTATACCGGAACGGGCTCGCTCCCGACCTATGAGCAAGTCGTCGCGTCCATTTCCGCCAGCAACACCACGAACATCTTCTTCGGCGACCCCGTCATTCAGGCGGCTGGCACGACCGGCGTTGGCACCGGCTACATCACGCAGGGCTACGGCCCCGTTGGTGTGACGGTTGGCGCGACGGCCATCAGCGTTACCGCTGCTGGCGTCATGACCGTGACCTTCTCGGCCCCCGTTGCCACTTCTGGCAACCTGCCGACCTCGCCTAACACTTGGGCTCCCCCGATTGGCACCACGATGCTTATCAGTGGGTCAACCGCGACCAGCGCCAACCTGAACGGCGTCTACTCAATCACCTCGTCCACGACCACCACCGCTGTCACCTCCTTCAATGGTAACACGACTGGTTCGGTGCTGGCTTCGACGGCTTCGGGCACTGTCACGTTCATCGTCCCCATCGCTGGTGTCTTCGCTGGCTGCAAGTACACCTCGACCTCGCAGAAGCGCACAGTCTGGTCCAACTACTGGCCCGGCTCTGACGCCACCGGCGACGTCACGGCGTACATCACGACCGACCCGAACGCCCAGTTCATCGTTCAGACCGCCAACTCGAACACGACCGCCACGGCAGTCGGGCTCGCGAACGTCGGTGAAAACATCAGCTTCGCGTATCTTGATAGCGCCAACGCTGGAACTGAGACCAATGGAAAGACTTCCACGGGCCTCTCGACCATGTTCGCTGACCAGTTCTCGCTGATCGCCAACTCTGCTTCTGGTGCGCAGTCGAATGCGTTCCTTCCCTTCCGCATCGTTTCTCTGGCGAACTACACCCCGGGCGCAGTCAGCCCCCTCGCCACGATTGACGGTAATGACAGCACTTCAGCGTATAACCGCATCGTCGTCGGGTTTAACAACTCGATGCCGCGCGGCTTCGTTGGCATCTAAGGAGTAAGGACCAATGGCTGTTAATCTCTCTGCCATCAAAGACCTTCTCCTCCCCGGCCTCCGGGGTGTTGAGGGCCAGTACGAGCAGATCCCGTCGCAGTACGACAAGATCTTCACGAAGCACGACAGCAAGATGGCGCTTGAGCGCACTGCTGAAATGCGCTTCCTCGGCTACGCGCAGCTCAAGCAGGAAGGTGGTCAGACTTCGTTTGACAACGCCTCCGGCGAGCGCTTCGTGTACAATCAGGAGCACACGGAGATCGGCCTCGGCTACGCGATCACTCGCAAGGCTGTTGACGACAACCTCTACAAGAGCCAGTTCGCCCCGTCGAACCTCGGCCTGACGCAGTCTTTCGCGCAGACCAAGGAAATCTACGGCGCAAACGTGCTCAACACGGCGACGACCTACAACTCCGCCATCGGCGGTGACGGCGTGGCACTCGTGTCGGCTTCCCATCCCATCGATGGCAGCACGATCTCGAACTACGCGACGAACGACCTGAACGAAAGCACGCTGCTGAATGCGATGATCGCAATCCGCACGAACTTCCGCGATCAGGCCGGTCTGAAGGTCTTCGCCCGTGGCCGTCGTCTGGTGATCCCGCCCGCCCTTGAGCCGGTCGCGATCCGCCTGACGAAGACTGAGCTGCGCCCCGGCACAGCCGACAACGACGTCAACGCCATCATGAGCACAGCCGGTGGCCTCCCTGAAGGCTACATGGTCAACGACTATTTGACCAACGCCCGCGCGTGGTTCTTGCTCACGAACATTGACGGCCTTGCATATATGGAGCGAATTAAGTTCGAAACCGATATGCAGGTGGACTTCACCACTGATAACCTTCTTGTTAAAGGATACGAGCGGTACTCGTTCGGCTATTATAACTGGAGATCGATCTTTGGCTCGATCCCAACCTAATGAAAACATTGGGTTTTTAGCCTAAGAAGGAAAAATACCATAGTCGCTTTACAAGACCTCTAAGAAGGGATATAAAAACAATATCCCCAATTAAGGGGTTGAGGAGAGCGACTATGGACTACCGCAACAGTCTTACCTACGACCAAATTTCGTCGATCCTTCGGCACGATGAGGAGACAGGTAAATTCTACTGGCTAATCAGTCCGGCAAAAAATGTCCGGGCTGGTTGCGAAGCTGGGGCGGTCAAGGTAACGCGCAAGGCAAAGGAAGGCGTTTCAACTTCGTATCGGTACATCCGATACAGCGGTTGGAACATTCCCGCCACGCAAGTTGCTTGGATCCTTTCTTATGGGAAGTGGCCGATTGGGAAGATCACATTCAAGGACAACGACACGTTGAACTTGCGCGTGGACAACCTTGAAATGCAAAATAGGGCTGACGGTAAGTTCGATCACAAGGATGGTGAAGACCGGAAGGCCTACTTGAAGGCCCACCGCGAACAGAACCCTCTGGTCTGGAAAGAAAGTTACCTCCAGCAGTCATATGGCATTTCGCTCGCCGATTATGGGAACATGCTTGTTGCACAGGGCGGAAAATGCGCCATTTGCACCCGGTCAGAGACCCATATGAGGAATGGCAAGGTCAAGGCTCTCGCCGTTGATCATGACCACAAGACGGGTAAAATCAGGGCGCTCCTTTGCTCTGATTGCAATACGGGTCTTGGCAAATTCCAAGACAGCGAACAAGTTCTGTTATCGGCGGCTGAGTACCTAAAAAAGCACTCCGGTAATGGTTAGACCTAGGCATACCAGCCACACCGACCGGCCTAGCGGACACTGTGCAAGACGGTGTGGCAACTCGCACAGGAGGCTCTCATGAGCATCGTTACATTCACTGGCCCCATCAAGGCGGGTGACGTCCTGAACACGACCGGCACCACCGCCGGGACGATCAAGAACGTCGGCTTCACCATTATGGCGCAGGTTGCACCAGTCACGCAGGCGGGCACTTACTCCGCCGGGTCTACCGGAACAGCCACGGCCATCGTCATCCCCGCCTACAGCCACATTGTTCAGATCCAGATGCTCGCCACCGTTGCGTGGGCCAGCAGCGGGACGATCAGCCTCGGCACCACCACGGCGGCCAACCAGCTTGTTGCCGCCACGGCGATCAGCTCCATCGGCCTCACCGGCCTGACGCCGGGCACGGACGCCACCCGCACGGCGCTCTGGTCAAATGTTGGCCCGACAGACGTGATTTTGTACGCCCTGTCGTCGCAAAATGCCGCTGGCACGGGTGAAATCGTCGTCCGCTACATTCAAGCTGAAAACGCCTAACGCTGGCGATAGGAGAAGATCATGAAGGGCAAGACTGAAAAACTCACCCCCAAGTCGCACACAGCCTACGCTGGCGGCAACAGCAAGGCCGCAAGCGAGTTCACCAGCGGCACTGACGGCTTCAAAAAGGGCGGCAAGGCTATGGGCAAGGCTATGGGCGGGTCTATGGACCACGCCGGTGGCTACGCCAAGGGCGGCAAGTCTATGGGCAAGGCCGAGGGCGTCATGTCCAAGGCCCACGCCGGTCGCAAGCCGCGCAAATCCGGCGGCGGCGTCATGTCGTCCGCGTCGGGCTCCGGCACGCCCCGCGGCAAGGCTTCAAACTGCTGAGTAGTGGCCACATACGGCCTAAGTGCGGGGGCCACTGTGCCCCC